GGAGTCTTCTCGCGGTCATAGCCCTGTCACCTTTTTCCCAATGGGAGACAGTCATTTTTGAAACGTTCATTAATTCGGCGATTTGTACTTGTGTCTTGTTCTTGGCTTCACGCACTTCTCTCAGAGTGTTCCCGAGCCTGATGTCAAAATTATCTTCCATGAGTAACCTCTCCGTTTCCTCCTCCATTATATCCAAATTGGTTACTTTTAAAACATTTTAGATTGACAGTAAACAAAATGGTTACTATTATGAATTGTGTAACCAGTACGGTTACAGAGAAAGGAGGCGATAAAATGGATAAGATAAAGCTCACTGTTAGAGCACTCGCTGCTCAGCTTGGAATCAGCATCGAAGAACTTGCGGAAAGATGCGGAATCAGCTTCGGACACCTTAAGCAGGTAAGCACCGGCAACGTTGCCATGACTGCCTACGATCTAAAGCAATTGTCAAAGATCACAGGAGTCCCGGCGGATAACATTTTCGTCAAAGGCTTTGATGACTGATTTTTTTTGCAATAGTGGTAACCGGAGAGGTTACAAAATGAACGGAGGCGAGAAATGCGAAGAAAAAAATCGAGATTTGAGATCCTGACACGGTCGCCAGTCATCAATAAGACAGACATCGAGAGACTTCTGAATGTGTCACAGTACACAGCCGCGAAAATCTTCCGGTATGCACAGAGAGCAGAACAGAATGCCAATGAATCCGGCTGGTGGTCAGAGGAGAGAAAGGTAAGACTGACGAGCGCTCTGAAGGTCTACGGAGTGACCTACGAGGCGCTGAAGAAACAGATTATAGACGAGGAGAGAATCGCATGAAAAAGAGAAGACTGAACAAGAGGATCGTTAGAATCCTCAGAACTGCCGAGCATGTCGTCCTGACGGCTGCTCTCATTGCCTGCACTGCTGTCGTTCTTCTGGGAATGGTAGGGATTGATTTATGGATGTAACTCTCAGAATGAACCGCGGGAATCCGTTAAAAGACGGAGAGTATATCACCATCGAACGCAATCCGGACGGATCGAGACACTTTCACACTTACTTCTATACTGTCGCCGGAGGATGGTGCTCTGTTTATGACAGTGAGGGCACTCTGATCGCTCCGCCGAAGGGAGTCAAGTTCGACATCATTGCCTGGGCACCGGTGAACGCTCCGATGCGTCAGATGGACGATGAGGACAGACTGTTCTACTGTGCTGACGAGATCGAGGAGATCAGGGAACGATACAAGGATGACTATTATCCGCTCGGATTCCGCTCAATCTACAGAGCACTCGATTATGCCATCGATTACATTACCGAGGCGAAGAAGGCCATCGGAGAAAGGGGAGAAGAATGATGTACGTGATTATCGTTTGCGGCTTCGTACTGATCGCCGCAGTGCTGTCGGTCATCCTGGTAGCACAGTCCAAGCAGATCGACGAGCTTAACGGTCGGATTGATGCGCTGTGCATGGCGACTGACTGGATCAAGAAGGAACAGAACAAGCTCGCGCAGATCTGCGCAGATACTGACACCAGACGCGGAGTCTGGTTCGATCAGATCGAGGCGGATCTAAAGGATATCCGAAAGAAGAACGACGAAATCAGTAACAGATACATCCTCTACAAAGACACAGCGGAGGACATCGCCGAGGCGACGATCCGGAAGCTCGCCGAGAATGGTGGAGTGAAGTGGTCGAAAACATACAGGCCGAAAGAGGACGAGACAGATGAATCTGACGATTAAAAAAGTACCGTATGACGGAGATCCGGCAAAGGGGAGGGACAAGTTCATCGGCGGCAGCGATGCCGGAGCTATCTTCGGTCTCAATCCTTGGAAGTCATCCTATCGGTTATGGGCAGAGAAAACTGGCAAGATCTCCGGAGAGATCCCTGACAACGATGCACTGAGGACTGGAAGAGATCTCGAGCAGTATGTCGCAGAGAGATTCATGGATGCAACAGGGAAGACCGTCCGGAGAGACAATCACACCTATTACCTCGAAGAATTTCCTTTCATTGCCGGACATGTCGACCGGAGAGTCGTCGGGGAGAATGCCATTCTGGAATGCAAGACGGCGAACACCTACCAGAACGAAGGCTATGCTGCCGGAAACTTTCCGCCTCATTATTACGCGCAATGTCAGCATTACATGGCAGTCACCGGAGCGGATGCGGTCTATCTCGCTGTGCTGTGCTTCCCGCACTTCTATTACACGAAATACGAGCGCGATGAGGCAGAGATCGAGACACTGATCAATGCAGAAAGGGAGTTCTGGAAACTCGTCCAGGAAGACGTGCCTCCTGCACCGGACGGATCTGATTCCAGCTCCGAGGCAATCGCGGAGATTTATCCGGAGAGCGATCCGGAGAAGTCCCTCACAATGCCCAAAAACATCGCTACAGCGCTCGACACGATCGAGACGATAAAGGGCTCGATAAAGGAGCTTCAGACTATGCAGACGGCACAGGAGAACCTCGTGAAGGATTTCCTCGGAGATGCAGAGACGGCGATCGGATCAGATTGGAGCGTTACCTGGAAGACAACGAAGAGAACCGGCATCGACTCGAAGAGGCTGAAGGCAGAGCGTCCTGACATCTTCGAACATTATGCAAAAGATACAGAGAGCAGAGTATTCAGAACAAAAAGGAGAGAGAAATGACAGAAAACAAGCAGAGCGGCACACTTCAGAAAGCGGCAGCCGCCAAAACACAGACCGCAGTCACAACTGCCAAGAAAGCACAGTTTCAGGCAATCATCAAGGACGCGAAAGTCCAGCAGAACCTCCTGAGCACGCTCGGAGACGCGTCCAGAACGAAGACCTTCACGTCTTCCCTGATCTCGGCCGTGAGCACTAATCCGGCGCTGAGAGAATGCGAAGGAATGAGCATCATCTCCGCAGCGCTCCTGGGGGAATCGCTGAACCTGTCACCGAGTCCTCAGCTTGGTCACTATTACATGGTGCCGTTCCGCGACAATAAGACAGGCACGACAAAAGCGACTTTCCAGCTCGGTTGGAAGGGCTATTATCAGCTCGCTCTGAGATCCGGCCAGTATCGCAACATCGACGCGGTCGCCATTAAGGAAGGAGAACTGGATCACTACGATCCCATCACCGGAGAGATCTCCATCCACGCGATCGACGATCCGATCGAGCGAGAGAACGCGAAGACAATCGGCTATTATGCATTCTTCGAACTGGTGAACGGATTCAAAAAATCCATGTACTGGTCTAAGGAAAAGATGGAAGCTCATGCGGTCAAATATTCCAAGGGATACGCAGCACATAAGGGCTATACGTTCTGGGAAAAGGATTTCGACGGAATGGCATTAAAAACCATGTATCGCCAGCTTATCGGCAAGTATGGAATCATGTCGATCGATATGCAGAAGGCTTACGCTAACGACATGACTGTCCAGTCCTCCGCAGATCCGGAAGAAAATGAGCCGGTATATTTCGACGCAGTGATTGACGCCGAGACGGGAGTGGTCTCGGATGCCGAATAAAAAATATATTCTTTCGATCGATCCCGGAAATGTTGCGAGCGGCTGGACTCTGATCGATTGGGATGACCTGAGACCGCTCTATATCGGAAAGCAGGAGAACGAACTGGCTTATGCCGCCATGGTTGATGCATATGAGGAACTGATGGAGAGGCATTTCCATCAGATAGATCTCTATGTCGGAATCGAGATGATTGCATCGTATGGGATGCCAGTCGGCGCGGAAGTGTTCGACACCTGTGTCTGGATCGGTGAGCTGAAAGAGCGCCTCCGGAATTGGGCAGCTCGGAAAGAAACGCGGCTCATTTATCGGAAATCCGAGAAGATCGTGCTCTGTCATTCACCCAGAGCCAACGACGCGACGATTAAGCAGGCGCTCGTGGACAGGTTCGCGAAAGGGCTGCCGAACTACGGCAAAGGCACGAAGAAAGCGCCGGGATGGTTCTACGGTTTCCGGGCTGACATCTGGCAGGCCTACGCGGTCGGCGTGACCTATGCAGATCTGTTACTGGAGGGACGGCTGAATGAATGAAACAGGCTTCATTGTGCTTCATAGGAAGCTCTTAGAGTGGAAATATTTCTATTCACCTTATGCGCTGAAGCTCTGGATCTACTTACTTCTGAGAGCCAACTGGAAGACAGGATATTTTCTCGGCGTCGAGATTCCGCGCGGCTCACTGGCGACTTCGATGCGAAGATTGGCACTCGATACCGAGATGGATGTGAACACGGTTCGGAAGTGGATAAAACGCTTCCAGGAGGAGGACATGATAACAGTCAAAACTTCAAACAGGTTCACACACATTTTTATCAATAACTATGCTACTTTTCAGGACATCGCCGACGAACAGAGTAGCACACAGCATCACACAGAGAGTCATACACAAAGTCATACACAGCGTCCACCCAATAGAACAAATAAACAAAGTAACAAAGTAACAAAGAAACAAATAGACAGTCTAGGGGCTGTCTCGGCTCCGGATCTGATGGAGGTGGTTGAGTATGTCAGAGCTGAAAACCTCGGAGTCAATCCGGAGAAGTTCTATCGTTTCTACCATGAAAGGAACTGGATGATAAACGGAGACCCGATCCATAACTGGAAGAGTCTGCTGCGGAACTGGGCACAGAATGAGCGCAAGGAAGCGGAAGGAATAAAGATCCCGATGCCTCAGTACGGCCAGCCGCCAAAGAAGAAGATAGATCTGACAACGATGCCGGGATGGAAGGAGGAAGAGGAATGATCTCGAATGCGATGGAGAAATGGCTGAACGACAATCTCGGAACCTTTGACTATCCGAGAGAGAACGGTCGGGACTCTTACTCTTTCCGGCTCCAGGACTACACTGACGATCATATCCGGAAGGTGATGGACGAACACGCCGATCGGATCTATGGGAAATATGAGCTTTTCGAAATTCTTCGGGCATCCACCAGAGACGAGGAAGTCATCGCGCACCTCTGGGGAGACGAAAGTGCAGAGGCGAGGAGAGAGTCCATCCGTCGGATCAGAGAGAAGCAGGAGGAAATGCACGAATGAAGCGAGACCTGACAGAGCTGAACAAGCTCGAGGAGTATCTGAAGGAGCACGGATTTGAATATTTCCGGCAGGACTGGGTGAACCCGATCCACCGGAGGATATGTGCGCGAAACCTATGGGCACATATGACGACAATGGGCGATTTACTCGACCGGCATCAGATCATCGTCATGGAAGGCGGCAGAATCATCTGGGACGTTGTCTGCCAGTTCGGTTCATACGGCGGAGATGACGGTCTGCTCGAAGGCATGGGTGAGATCTTCGGTGAAGATGTCCAAGGCTGGCTGACAGCTGACGACGTCATCGCCAGGATCGAGAAACACGCACAGGAGCCGGAAACATGACAGCACAGTCCGACGAGATCCTTCTGCAGATCCAGCAGACACGGAGAGAGCTGCTCAGCACCGAAAGCTGGAAACGCCGGAAGGATCTCCGGAGGCACATGGAGAGGCTTCAGATCCGGCTGGATAAATTAAGAACAGAGGAGAAAAAAAGGAATGGATAAAAAGCAGAAAACAATCGAGGAACTCGACAAACTGGCGACATCGAACGGAGTGATTCTCTACGTCAGAGAAAACGGTGACGAGCTCGGCGTGAACATCTTCAAAGAATCCAACGTCAAGAGAGTCGCCGCAGCTGTCGGAGCGGTTCTCATAACTGTGATGGAGGACGAGGCGCTTTTTAAAGAAGTCTCTCGGATTCTGTCCCATCCGGAGAGGTTCTTTCCGGATATGCAG